TTGCTGCTTGGTTGAATGACCCAATGAATCGTGCATGGCGCACTAGAACTGGAGTGGTATGAGCCTCTCAACATATTCTGACTTGCAGACTTCAATAGCCAACTATTTGGCTAGGTCTGACTTGACAAGCATCATTCCAGACTTTATTACTCTGGCTGAGAATCGTTTGCGTAGAGAACTGCGTATTCGCCAGATGCTCAAGTCTGTAACGACTAGCACAGTCTCTGGTGATGCAACTGTAGAACTACCTAGCGACTTCTTAGAGATTCGTGACTTTGTAGTGATGACTAACCCAATTCAACCATTGAGTTACTCTAGCCCATCATCGTTATCTAATGACCTGAGAACATCAGAAGTTGGTGTTCCTTTGTCTTACACTATTCTTGCAAGTGAGTTTCAGTTAGCACCTGCACCTGATGGCATTTATACGCTAAAGATGCTTTACTTTGCTGCGCCTCCATACCTGTCTAGCAGTAACGCATCTAATGTATTTCTAAATGTTGCACCTGATGGTTTGCTGTATGGCGCATTGGTTGAAGCAGAGCCTTATCTAATGAACGATGCTCGAATCAATACATGGGGTTCTATGTATGACAGAGCAATCACATCTCTCACCAAGTCTGATGAAGAAGGTCAATACTCTGGTGTTCCGTTAGCAATGAAATTAACTGCAAGGTGAAAATATGGCTGAAATGTCCAACTACTTAGAAAATGCTCTTATCAATGTTACGTTGAGAGCAACTAGCTACACAGCACCAACAACTGTGTACTTGGCACTTTATACAACTGACCCAACAGACGCTGATACTGGAACTGAGTGTTCTGGTACTAGCTATGCTCGTCAGGCAATTACTTTTGGTGCGCCCTCCAATGGTGCTTCTACCAACTCTGCTGCTATTGAGTTTCCTCAAGCTGGCGGTGCATGGGGAACAATCACACACATTGGAATCCGTGATGCTTCTACAGCAGGTAACTTGCTGTATCACTCACCACTAGACGCTTCTAAAACGATTGCAACTGGCGATGTGTTCCGCATTGCTGTTGGTTCATTGAGCGTTACTTTGGCGTGAGATGGCTGACTTACTGCCTCCGTGGACAATTGATTCGCTAGACAATTTAAAGTCTAGCATTGATGACTTAACACTCACACTCGATAGTCCACTTTACGAAACCTCAGTAACCCTATGGGATGCCTATGGGTCTGTAACTGCGTCTGCAAGCGTTGTAGCTGATGCTATAAGGGTTCAGAGTGGTAGTGGGGCAGTAGATGGAACAGCGATTGTTACGGCAGATGCAGTAAGGGTTCAATTAGCTAGTGCAAGCATTACGGCTAATGCTAGTGCGTCTTGTGATGCGATTAGGGTGCAGTTTGGCTCTGGTGCTATTGATGGTAATGCTACTGTTACCGCAGATGCTACTAGGGTTCAGTTTGCTAGTGGCAGTATTACTGGTAGTGCTGATGTAACTGCTGTTGGCGGTATCCTCAAAGATGGCGTAGCCTCCGTTACTTGCGTAGCTACAGTTGTTGCAAATGGCGGTATTGTTGCAGAAGGTGTCGCAAGTGTTACTGGTAGTGCAACAGTAAGCGCAGTAGGTATCCGTGTTCAAAATGCTGTTGGTAACATAAATGCTACTGCGACAGTAACGGCTGAAGCAATTAGGGTTAGAGATTCTGTAGCAAGCGTTACAGGTAATGCTAATGTTGTCGCTAGTGCGTCTGCAATATATGCAGGGGTAGCCTCGGTATCAGGTCTAGCAACGATTGTGGCTAAAGGCGTTATTCTTGGTGACAACTGGACTCCAGTACCAGAAGACGATAATACTTGGACACCAGTTTCTACTGATAGCAATACTTGGACTGCTGTTTCTGGTGACACAAACACATGGACTCCAGTATCTGCTAATGACAATACATGGACAATTCAGACGCAAGGAAGTAATACATGGCTACGACAAAATTAACTTTTGGTGAGTGGATGCCTGACCAACCTAGCGTGTCTGGTGCGTTGACTGACGCTAAGAATGTGGTTTCTCAGGCTATCGGGTACGGCCCTTTCCCTGCGCCAGTTACTTTCTCAACCAGTAACGCTGCTGAAGACTTAACTGCTCTTTATGCTGCCAAAAAGCCTAATGGTGATACTGAACTATTTGCTGCTGGCGCAACCAGAATTTACACAGTAACTGGTGTGGGTGCTATCACGCAAGTTAAGTCAGGTATGACCACAGGCACAGACGATAGAGTTAGGTTTACTCAGTTTGGTAAGACTGTCATAAGCACAAATAACTCACAAGTCTTGCAAGCATGGACTCTTGGAACTTCCACATCGTTTGCTAACTTATCCGCTAGTGCGCCTATTGCTAAGTTCATTACTGTCGTGCGTGATTTTGTTGTGTGTGCAAATACGCTAGAAACTACTCAGCAACAGTATCGTGTTCGTTGGTCAGCATTAAATAACGAAACAGATTGGGCTGAGGATGTAAATACACAGTCTGATTATCAGGACATTCCTGATGGTGGGCAGATTGTAGGAATCCGTGGTGGTGAGTTTGGTCTTGTCTTTTTAGAAAGAGCCATTCACCGAATGACCTATGTAGGTACTCCATTCATTTTCCAGTTTGACAATATCTCTCGTGGTAAAGGGTGCATGGCATCTGGCTCAATTGCTCAGTACCAAGGCGTTACTTTCTTCTTGTCTGACGATGGCTTTTATATGTGTGACGGACAGAACGTCACAGCAATTGGCGCAGAAAAGATAGATAGATTTTTCTTACAAGATGCTTCTGAATCTGACTTCAAAACTATGTCTGCTGCTGTTGACCCAATTCGCAAACTTGTAATCTGGAATTACAAAACTGTTAACGGAAACAGAAGCGTACTTATTTATAACTTTAAGACTCAGAAGTGGACTTATGGAGATGCAGGTACTGACTTCTTGTCTGAAGCCTCTACCTCGTCTGTAACGCTTGAGCAGTTGGACAGTCTTTCTGCTTCTATTGATGCCTTAACCACAAGTTTAGACTCACAGTTGTTTATTGGTGGTAAGTATTTCTTAGGAGGTACTTTAGCCACTCGTGTAATGAGTTTTACAGGTGCTAACCAAACAGCCGTAATTTCTACGGGTGACTTAGACATTGGTGCTAACTCAGTAGTAACCCTAGCTAGACCTATTGTTGACAATGGCTCTGCTACTGTGGCTATTGCTTCTCGTACATTGTTAAACCAAGGTGTGAATTTTAATACTGCCGTGGCTGCTAGTTCAGAGAATCGTGTACCACTTAGAAGTGCAGGTAGATACCACAGGCTAAAAGTGACTCCGACAGGTGATAACTGGAATAACGCTATCTCCGTGGATGTGGACGTAACTCCGCAGGGAGTTCGCTGATGTTTAGAAGCCTACCTGCATTTGGTGGTGACCAGAGGGCTGTGGCAGAGGTTGTCCGTGGCATCATGGATGGCAAGACCAATAACACAGGGACGATTACTCTGGCGACTGGTGGGGCGACTTCTACGACTTTGACAGACAGAAGGATAGGCCCAGACAGCGTGATTGTGTTTGCGCCTAGTACATTTGAGGCATCTAGGTCTATTGTTCCTCGTGGTGCTTTCCAGAATGATGCTGACCAGACATTTGGTGCTGCCAATACGCCTACAGTAGTTGCGTTCAGTACAGTAGATTCTGCTTATGGATTTAGTCTTGCATCTAACAGGGTAACGATTACCAATGCAGGGACTTACAATGTTCAGTTTAGCTTACAGTTTGCCAACATGGACTCACAAATCCATGAGGTTACTGTTTGGCTAAGAAAGAATGGTACTGACATTACAGGCACAGGCAGTAAGTATGCTGTTGTGAGCAGTCATGGTGGCATTGATGGGTATTTGATTGCTGTGGCTAACTTCTTCATTGATGTGGCTGCTAGTGACTACATTGAGTTGATTTGTTCGACTACATCTACTCAGGTTTATCTTGAAAGATATACGGCATCTACAAGCCCATTCACAAGACCTTCAATCCCATCAAGCGTGATTACATTTACTTTGGTTTCTCCACTTCCTGAGATGTATGTAAGTTCTCAGGGACAAGGAACAGCAACAATTAGCCACTTGGCTAACACAACTGCTGGAAAGACATATAAGTATGCAGTTATTGGTTGATTTTCATAATTTATGTATAATGGATTCCGTGGATGACCCATCTTGGAATCCGAACTTTTAGGAGTAAAAGATGGCTACCACTACCACATCTACAGTTGCACCAGAGATTGCGCCATATCTTACATATGGCTTGCAACAGGCTACAGGTCTTTATCAAGGCGGTGGCCCACAATACTACACAGGCGAAACCTTTGTAGCACCCTCACAAACCACACAAGCAGGTCTTCAGGCTTTGGAGACTCGTGCGTTAGCAGGTAATCCTCTAACTGGTCTTGCTCAACAGCAATTGCAGGGTACTTTGGGTGGTGCTTATCTGGGTGGTAATCCATTCTTCCAAGGTGCGTTTGCCCCTGCTGCTCAAGCTGCTCAACAACAATACAAATCTACCTTGGGTGACATTGCATCTAAGGCTAGTTTGGCAGGACGTTATGGTTCTGGTGTTATGGGTAACTTGCAAGACAGAGCGTCTGGTCAGTATGCACAAGCATTGACTAACACAGCAGGTCAGTTGGCTTATCAGAACTACGAGCAAGAACGAGCAAGACAACAACAAGCTATTGGTGCTGCGCCTCAGTTGGCTGCTACTGATTACCAAGACATTCAGCAGTTGTTGCAAGCTGGTCAGATTCGTGAAGGTTACACAGGTCAACAGTTGGGTGCTGACATTCAGCGTTTCAACTTCCTGCAAAACCAACCACAACAGAACTTGCAGAACTATATGTCGCTTGTCTATGGCAACCCATTAGGACGAGTTGGTTCTACAACTGCAAGTGGTGCTGCTGATACTTCTACCTTGCAGAAGGTATTGGGTACTGCTGCTACGGCTGCTGGTGTTTACAAGAATCTTGGTTCTCCTAACATGAGTGGATGGTTAAGTGGATGGGGTGTTCCTGATGCTTCTGCTATGAGCCAAGTTGGTGCTGGTGGTGGCTTTGGAACTGGTGGTTACTATGGTAATCAAGACCTTGGCTTATTCATTGGTTAAGGACTAACATGGCTGGACTATTAGACATTTTCGGTACTAGCGGTGCAGACACAATGGGTCTGTTGGGTATGTCACCTGCTGACATTGCTCGTAATCGTGAAGACGCACAAGCGCAAGCCTTGTATGCACTAGCAGGACGATTGTTCCAAGGAGGGAATACTGGTCAATCTATCGTTGAGGGATTGCAACAAGGTCAGAAAGCATATCGTGGCGGTATGCAAGAGACATTGCAAAACCAATTGCAGAATGTTCAGTTGCAAGACATGATTCGCAAGCGTCAGTTAGAGCAACAAGCATTGGCTGAACAAAAGCGTATTCAAGGTGTTATCCAAGGTGCTGTCACCAAGCCACAAGAGATTTATGGCGAAGACATGATGGGTCAGCAAGTAGGTGAAGGAATGACTACTGGTGGCTTTGACTTGCAAAAAGCAATTCCTCAGTTGATGAGTTCTGAAGCAGGACGCAAAGCCTTGAGTGAGTTGATTGCCTCTCAGAAAGCAATGGCTGGTGAAACAACTTCATTGGCTGAAGGCGCAAAACTTATTCGTGTTAATCCTATTACTGGAAAAGTTGAGACTGTTGCTGAAGGCGCACCAAAAGAAAACCTAACATCAACTTATAAAGACTTTCAACAAGCTGTAAAAGAAGGTTACCAAGGTAACTTCATGCAGTATCAGAAAGATTTGAAAAATGCTGGCGCACCTAAATTTGCTATTGATTTAAAAGACCCAACAGCAGTAGCTAAAGCCCAATTGGAAACAATGAACAAATGGGAAGCCTATTTAAAGAACTCTGGTGATGATGTTGTTTCAAATCGTTTGGGTGCTTTTAATGATGCTTACAAGCAAGCTAAAAAAGGCAATACAAGTGGCGATGGTGCGATGCTATATAACATTGCAAAGATTTATGACTCGTCTGGTGCTGTTCAAGCAAACGACATAAATGCCATTATTGGTAGTCGTTCAATTCCAACACAAATTACATTGTTGGCACAAAAGTTTAAAGCTGGTGGAACATTTACACCAGAAGAACGAGAGAATCTGAAAAAGATTGCTACTGGTGTTGCAACTGAAAGACAAAAACAATTGCTTCCATCTTTAAATGCTTACAAAGATATAAACGCTACTTTGCAAGGAAAAGAAACCGCAATTGTTAATCCTTATGAGCGTGTTCTGCAAGAATCTAAAAGCGTAGAAGAAATTTTAGGCTTTAGTCGCCCAAGAGGAGGTCGATAAAATGGATGAGAATCAACGAATCCAAGAAGCAATAGACGCTGGTTATAGTGTTGCTGAAATTCGTGCAGCATATTTGGCGAATGGGAAAGAACTTCCAACATCTTTGCAAGTTTCAAAAGAGGAAACTGCTGGTAAAGAGTTATCAAAAGGTACTCGTCTTGGAATGACCGCCCTGCAAGGGCCTACCCTTGGCTTTGCTGACGAACTAGCAGGTCTTGTCGGTGGTGGTGCTGCTTTGGTTCGTGGAGAATCTCCATCTAAAGGCTATCAGCAAGCACGAGATATTTATCGTTCTGGTGTTGAAAGCTACAAAGAAGAACAACCTATTGGTAGCGCAGTAGCACAAGGTGTTGCATCTTTGCCATTGGGTATGTTGAACATTGGACGAAACATTGCCCCGAATGTTGGCCCTGTCCTGCGTTCTGCTGCATCTGGTCTAGGCTTTGGCATTGTTGGTGGTGCAGGTGAGGCTAAAGAGATTGAGGATGTTCCAGTAGAAGCTGCTAAAACAGGTGCTACAAGTGCTGTTCTTGGTGCTGGTACTGAACTAGGCATGAAGGCTGTTCGTCCTGTTAAACAAGCTATTTCAAGTCAAGCACAGCGTATAGTCCCAGAGTCAGTTCGTGATTACTTTGGAACATCATCTGTTGACTTGGCTCGTAGGCGTGTGGCGCAAGCAATGTTGCGTGATGGTGCTACGACAGACCAAGTTGCTGCTCGTATGGCAAAGCTAGGTGATGATGCTATTTTGGCTGAATCATCTGGGTATAACACTCGTGATTTGTTGGATACGA